CTACTTCAAGGCTTACAGGATGAAGCGAAGGAGATTAGAGATGCCAACAACATTAAAAGGCGGCGTTGAACTTCGCAAGGCTCTTAAGCAATTTGCTCCAGACTTAGCAAAAGAAACACAGAAAGAAATTGCTGGAGCATTAAAGCCAATCACTGCTAAGGCTAGAGGATTCATTCCTTCAAACGCTCCGCTATCTGGATGGGGTATGCCAAGCAAGGGATCATGGGAAAGACTCCAGTGGTCATCATCTGAGGCTAAGCGTGGTATTGGCTACAAGACAACACCATCAAAACCAAACAGATCAGGCTTTCGCTCTCTAGCTCGCATTGTAAATGCTTCTGCTGCTGGGGCTTTGTATGAGACTGCTGGCCGAAAGAATCCTCAAGGCAGAGAGCAAGCGCCAGTCTATAAAGTTTTATTAGAAGGACATGAAAACTTTGGCAAAAACATTAGATCAGGATCTAAGGATCAGTCAAAGAGTAACAACCCTTATGCTGGTCAACAGTTTATTGATGCATTAAATAACACAGGCAGAATAGTCGATGCTTACCAGCGTGAGCAAGGTCAATCAGGTAGAGCTTCTCGCAAGATGCGTGGTCGTGCAATCTTTAGAGCATGGAAAGAAGATGGCGGCAAGGCTAACGCAGCAGTCATTAAAGCAATCGAAACATCTGCTGCAAAACTTAATGCTACTGCTAAGGTAAAGAGGTAATCATGGCCGATGTAAAAATTGACATAGCAACCGAGTTCACTGGTAAAAAGGCTTTTAAGCAAGCAGAGACTGCGACAGATAAATTAAACAAAGGTGTAAAGAATCTTGCAAGGACTTTTGGCTTTGCTTTTGGTACTGCCGCTGTATTGAATTATGCAAAGAAATCTGTTAGAGCAGCAGCCGATGATCAGAAGGCACAGACACAACTAGCCTTAGCACTTGAGAATGTAGGACTTGCCAGAGATGTTGCAAGCACTGAGCAATACATTTCTAGGCTCCAATCTGAGTTCGGTATCCTTGACGATCTTTTAAGACCTGCTTATCAAAGACTAGCGGTAGCCACACAATCATCTGCCGAGAGCCAGAGATTACTTAACCTTGCCTTAGACATAAGTGCATCAACTGGCAAGGATGTTAATGCGGTAACAGTCGCATTGAGTCGCGCATACTTAGGTAATAACACAGCACTTACTCGCCTAGGTGTAGGACTTAGCAAGGCTGACCTTAAGAGCAAGTCATTTGAGGAAATCACAACACAGTTAGCAGATACCTTTGCTGGCTCAGCCACAGCTGCGGCACAGACTTTTTCTGGCCAGTTAGCAATCCTTTCTACAGGCGCAGCAGAAGCATCCGAGATTATCGGCACAGGCCTTATTGACTCATTGAAACTTCTTAGCGATGGTGGATCAATCTCTAATGTAGTGACAGACATGAAGGCGTTAGCAACAGCCATTTCTGATACAACTACCGGCATTGCATTGTTTATTAAAGAAGTTAAAGCAATTCCAGTCTTAGGTTCTGCTCTAGGTTTCTTATTTGAGGACATTGGTACTGGCATTATCTTTAGCAAGGCTGGCAAAGAAAGACGAGAGCGCCTTGCCTACAATAAGAACGAACACATGTCTAAACAGGCTCAGGTTAAGTCTGATACAAAGATAACTAAATTAGGTTCTCAGCAACTATCTAATGCCAAGAAACTTGCATCTACTCAGAAGCAGATAGCAGCAGAAAAAAAGAAGCAAGAAGCCTTAGACAAAGCTGCTCTAGTACTTGCTCAGGGGCAGAAGTTATTTGATGAAGAAGGTATCCAGTTAGCCGCTGCTGCACAGGGCAAGCTAACAGAAGAAGAAAAGACTCGTCTAGCCATCAAGAAAGACATCTATGATTTAGAGGCTGCGATCAATGAAGGTAATGTTACAGCAGCAGCTAAGTTAGCCAATAGCATGGTTGCTAATGCTCAGAAGTTAGCTGCATTGCGTACTGACATGGTTGGCCTCAATGACATCCAGAATCCTTTTAGCGCTTGGCTATTGACTATTCAACAGATGGCTTACGAGTTATCTATGTTGGCCATGATCAAGCCTGTAACTAATGCCGCTGCTTTCTTTACTCCAGAGCAACAGGCTACAGCCAATCTATTATCAGAGGCTAAGGCTAAGATTGAACGCAAGATTCAAGGTCAGAACATGGACAGGTTGGCAGAGCTTCAAGCCATGAAGGAAAAGATCGAGCGCAAGATTGGTGTCGATACTATTGGCACTAGCGCAAGTCCAGCATCTTATGGCATGGATGGATCATTCGGTGGTACATCTGTGGTTGTCAATGTCTCAGGTTCAGTCTCAACGGAGCGCGATCTAGTCGCAGCCATTACTCAAGGGCTGTACGCACAACAGGCTTCGGGTACTCCAGTAAATTACAGTACGGTGTACTAATGGCTTTACCTGCAACCCCTATAGTCAAGATCAATCTGACAGGTGGAGCATCGTTCGGTGATCCATTTATCCTAGATACTTCACTACTTGACTTTGCCATACTTGCAGATCCCGGCACTGTCATCATTGATGTATCCAATCAGGTAGCAAAGATCGATACTCGCAAAGAGCGCAACCTGTTTCAGGATAAATATTTATCAGGATCGGCAACAGTCCGCATCACAGATGAAAATGGTGACTGGAACCCACAGAATACATCCAGCCCGTATTATCCTAATCTTGTACCTCTGCGCTCTATTATCATCGAGGCAGATTATCTAGGCACTGTCTATCCAATCTTCAAGGGTTACATTACTGAGTATCTTTATACCTACCCTAAAGATCAGGAGATCGGCTATGTCGATCTAATTTGCTCAGATGCTTTTAGACTTATCTTCAACTCCAATGTAACTACAGTGGCAGATGCAGGGGCAGGGCAAGGCACTGGCACACGAGTAGGCAAGATCCTAGATGCTATTGGCTGGCCTTCATCATCTCGATCTATCATGTCTGGCAACACTCTCTGTCAGGCAGATCCGGCAACTACACGCACTGCCCTAGCAGCTATTGAGACTGCTACTTTTACAGAGCAGGGAGCCTTTTACTTTGACAAAGCAGGCAACGCAGTCTTTAAGGATCGCACCTTTGTGTATGAATCTCCAGCAGAAGCACCTACATTATTTTCCAATGCCACAGGATCTACAGCCATTCCTTATGCTGGGATTACCTTTGCCCTAGATGATAAGACAATCGTTAATCAGGCTACAGTCACACGCATAGGCGGCACAGCTCAGACTGCATCAGATGCTGCCTCTATTGCTAAGTATTTCCTACACAGCATTACAGCCAATGACATGCTCATGCAGACAGATGCTGAGGCTTTAGATCTTGCCTCTAACTTTGTGGCATCCCGTAAGGAAACTACCCTTAGAATCGAATCTATTACCCTTGACCTAGTAACTCTAGGTTATGGGGCAGGGGTTACAGCTGCACTGGACTTGGACTACTTTGACCCTATGCAGATTACAAATGTGAATGTGGCCGGTACTACTATTGTCAAGACTCTCCAATGTCAAGGCATAGCCCACAGCATTACGCCTAACACATGGCGCACAACACTTACAACACAGGAAAATGTCCTCGATGGCTTCATCTTGGATTCGACATTATACGGTATCCTAGACACATCCGTATTGGCTTATTAGGAGAAAAATGACTTATCCATTCGTAGCAGGCGATGTATTGACAGCAGCAGACATGAACTATCTGCCTTCGTACACACTCAACGCACAGACTGGCACAACCTACACAGTCGTGACCAATGACCAATACAGCAAGCTCATCACACAATCCAACGCTTCTGCAAGTACCGTCAGAATCCCTACAAACGCCACTACAGCCTTTCCTATTGGCACTGTGATAAATGTGATCAACATTGGCGCAGGTATCTGCACAATCAACGCAGTGACTTCTGGCACTACTACAATCCTTTCTGCTGGAGCAGTTGCAGCAGCACCTACCCTTGCACAATACAAAGCCGCATCATGCATCAAAACAGGCACAGATACTTGGTATGTCATCGGTGGCGTTGCATAATGTTCGGAGTCTCACTAGGAATAATGGATGGCGCAGGTGGCGCAGCTGGTGGCTCTTACGAGTCTATTGCTACGGCTGTCGGCACTGGGTCATCTAATACAATTACTTTTAGTTCAATTCCTAGCACTTACAAGCACCTTCAAATTAGAGCCATCGCTAGAGATACTTTTGCTTCAACCTCTATTAGAGGTTTTCTTTATAGACTAAACTCTGACACAGGCGCTAACTATTCTCGCCATGCTTTATTTGGTGATGGTTCAAGCGTTACAGCAGAAGGTGATGCATCACTTACTTACTTTAATGCAGGAAACATCATTCCTGATAACAATTTAACAGCTAATGTTATGGGAACTTTAATCATAGACATTCACGATTATGCATCAAGTACAAAGAATAAAACTATTAGAGGTTTTTCGGGCATTGATCTAAACGGTAGTGGAAATGTTTATTTAACATCCGCGTCTTGGATGAGTACAAGCCCTGTGACAAGTTTTAGCATTTTCACAAACAGCGGCTCTATAAACTTTTCGACCTCTACCGTCTTTTCACTCTACGGAATTAAGGGGTAACAGATGCCAGCCACATACGAGCCGATACAAACTTATGTAGTTAGCGGAAGCACTACAAATTCAATTACCCTTTCAAGCATTGCGGCGTCCTGGACTGATTTGCGAATTGTTTATGTTGGAACTTTAGCAGGTAGAACAATCGGAGTTAGATTTAATTCTGATACTGGTGCAAACTACTCCGACACCATTTTAGCTGGTAATGGATCATCTGTTTCAAGTGGTAGGGATACCTCAAACACTTCAATATATTTACAAGGTGGGCTTTTTGGTGGGGGTTCAGGAACTATTCCATCATTGGCGCAAATGGATATATTTTCATATGCAGGTTCAACCTATAAAACCGTTCTTAATGAATCAAGCAATGATCAAAATGGCTCAGGTGATACAACCAGATTAGTTGGACTTTGGCGCAATACAGCAGCAATTACTTCCATTACAATTTTATCAAGCAATTCCTTAACATATTTTGGCGCAGGTTCTACTCTTACTATCTATGGGATAAAAAATGCCTAGTACCTACACACTAATCAAAGGCGAGACAATCGGATCATCGGCTGCTTCTTATACCTTTACTGCTATTCCATCTACATTTACGGATTTGGTTTTGCGTATTAGCGTGAGAAGCACATCAGGCGCAGGGGAATCAGTTACTCATAGATTGGTTGTTAATGGTGACGAGGGTGCTGTGAATACTTATTATTCCCGAACAGTTTTAACTGGCAACGGTGCTTCCGCTTCGTCATCAAGATCGTCTGACGCTGCACCTTGGATTTTCAATGAAGGCACTGTTGCAAATGCTGCTACTTCTAACACATTTTCAAACAATGAGTATTATTTGCCAAACTATGCTGGTTCTACCGCAAAAGTTTTAAGCGCATCTGAAGCATCTGAAAACAATGCAACAACCGCTTACATGAATGTAAGAGCAGGGCTATACAGAGGAACAACTGCAATAACTTCTTTGGCGGTAACAGGAACAACGTTTGCAACAGGTTCATCTTTTTATCTATACGGCATCAAGAACTCATAAGGAGAAAACATGACAAGACCAACACGCGTTGAAGTGAACTGCACAACAGGGGAAACTTCAATCATCGAGCTAACAGATGCTGAGATCGCACAGATGGAAGCAGATGCAGCAGCAGCCGAGACACAACGCAAGGCAGATGAGAAGGCAGCAGCTGACAAAGCAACAGCTCGTGAAGCCATCCTTGATCGTCTAGGACTCACAGCAGATGAAGCGGCTATCCTTCTAGGATAATGAAGCCAAGACTCAGCAAAGCAGCGATCCAGCTTCGCGAGCAAATAGATGATTGCTACTCAAATAGAGATAGGCGTAGTGACTCAGGGGCTTACTCTGACCCAAAACATCGTGCGCGTAAGTCAGACCATAATCCTGATGAGAATGGCTGGGTACATGCCTACGACTGCGACAGGGATTTGCACCCAAGGTCAAAACCAGACGACATGCCCTATCTGGTTGATCAACTTCGTCTCGCTTGCAAGTCTAAAACAGAGAAGCGTATTAGTTACATCATTTTCGACGGAAGGATCTGCTCGCATCTCCTTAATTGGAAATGGAGAAAATACACAGGGGCTAACAAACACGACAAGCACGCTCATTTCAGCTTTAAGAAAGAAGCTGCAAATGATGGGGCTTTTTATCAAATACCTATGTTAGGCGGAGAATAATGAAAATCAAGAATCCACTATTTCTAGCAGCTGGAGCATTTCTAGCAGCTTGGTCAGCAACTAACTTTGATGTTGATTACCGAGCAATCCTCTGGTCAGTACTATCAGGCGTGTTTGGTTATGCCACACCTAAAAGATAATGACTGCGGTGGACATGGCGGCGCTTGCTGTTGCTGCTACGACCGTTATTGGTTCCTTTATTGGCTCAGTACGATGGCTAGTAAAGCACTACCTAAGCGAGTTAAAAAATAATGGTGGCTCATCAATGCGCGATCAGATTAACTTACTGGAAGCGCGTGTCGAAACCATTCTTCGTATCCTAGAGAAGTGACAATTATCCTATGGCAAGAAGACAAACTAAAGCATTAGAAGATCAAGGCTATTCAGAGCTTGATGCTTATTGCATTGGGTTGCACGAATACTATAAATCCTTAAGGAAGGCTGGCTTTAATGAGTCTATTGCTCTGTTTATGATCACAGAGCCACAGTCTTATCCAGCATGGATCTTGCCATCTCCAGTCGAGCCAGAAAGGTTCGGCGATTACGAAGATGAGGATGACGATTAAGCGAATAGTTATTTTGTCTGATCTTCAAGTTCCCTTTGAGGATGTTCATGTAACACGCAACATAGCCAAATTCTTAAAAACCTTCAAGCCAGATCAAACTGTCACTATTGGCGATGAGATCGATTTCCAGACGATAAGCAAGTGGTCAGATGGCACACCTTTAGCCTATGAGCAGACTCTAGGCGATGACAGAGACAGATGCGTGGAGCTTCTATGGGAGTTAGGCGTAACAGACTGCATTAGGTCTAATCACACAGATCGTATCTACAACATCATCATGAAGAAGATCCCATCTTTCCTATCCTTGCCAGAGCTGCGCTTTGAGAAGTTTATGAAGTTCGATGAACTGGGTATTACCTTCCATAAGAAGCCAATGGTGCTCGCACCTAATTGGGTAGCAGTGCATGGCGACCACACACCTATCAAATCACAGGGTGGTCTAAGCGCTATGGAAGCTGCTAGGCGTACCGGCACTAACATCATCTCTGGGCATACCCACAGGGCAGGGCGTACATCCTTCTCAGAAGCCATAGGGGGCCGTCTGGGGCGTGTTCTGCATGGGGTTGAGGTAGGCAACCTAATGGACTTCAAACAGGCCGCATACACCAAGGGAACGGCGAATTGGCAACAGGCATTTGCCATCATGTATGTGCATGGTAAGAATGTTCAAGTCGATCTTATCTACATTGAGAAGAACGGCACATTTATAGTGAACGGCAAGGTCTATGGACGACCTCGTTAGAGACATCTTTCCTGTCCGTAAGACTATTGACGATGCAGTCGATGAGGCAGAATCGTTATCATTTCGTTATCAAATTAAACACAAATAGTCGGATGGCTGTGCAACACTAAGCCTGTCACTAGCCGAGGGCGCTAGTGCGATAGGAGCAAGATGAGCGATACATGGTTTTTCTTTATCTTCTTGGCAGTAATTCCATTTACACTAGCTTTGATTTATGAGACAGTTGCAAACAATAACTATCAGCGTGGACTGCGCGAGGGTTATCATCGAGGCAGGGCAGTCAATCGACAAGAATTTTGGGCAGAATGATCGCCCGTGACATCCTACTCAACGCAACAGACACAATCTCTGATCGTGGCCTTTCATACGGTCACCCTGCGGATAACTTGCAACACACAGCTATGCTGCTCAGTGCATACCTACAAATGCCAATACATGACTATCAGGTGGCAGGGATCATGGTACTTGTTAAACTTGCAAGAACTAATCAATCAGCACAACACCTCGACAACTGGGTCGATCTATGCAGCTACGGCGCACTCGGTGGACAATTAGCAACAGAGGAGAATGATCTTTATGTTTAATTTAGCGGACTATGAACCAGTAGAGGTGAGACTTGAGAAATTTATTAAGGACTATCCAGATTTTCGTGTTTCAACTGAATTGGAAGTTGTGGATGCGAATAGATACATTGTTAAGGCTTATCTGTATAAAGATTCTACAGATGCGGTTGCATGGGCTACTGGCCTCGCAGAGGAAACAGTTACTAGCAGAGGTGTCAATCAGACTTCTGCATTGGAGAATTGTGAAACTTCGGCGATCGGCAGAGCGCTTGCAAATGCAGGTTATGCACCTAAAGGAAAGCGCCCAAGCCGCGAAGAAATGACAAAGGTAGTCAAGGCTCCGGCACCAAAGGTGGAGAAGGATTATTGGACTACACCATTCGGTGAGCAGGATGAATCGATCAAGCAAGTGCCAGCACCTGTGACTATCGATCAAGCTGTGAACACAGTTGCAGAAATTCTAGGCACAGAGAAAGTAGTGCCAAGCTGCAAGCATGGAGATCGTGAGTTTAAGGATGGCAATAAGAACGGCCGAGCATGGGGTGGCTACTTCTGCACACACATGGGCGTAGGTGGATCAGAGCCTAAGTGTCCAACACTCTGGTATCAGCTAAGCAGCCAAGGCACATGGGAACCACAGAAGGCGAGAGCATAATGGGTTACATCGAAATACATAACGCAGATGGTCTAGGTGGATGGGTGAACTTTGATGACATCCCATTCATTGAAATAATTAACTGCCAACTATGTAATGAGCCAACAGAAGCCAGAGACATCGTTGCAAACATTGTGATTAAAGAAGAAAAACCTGTAGTTGGTGCATGGCAGTGTCGCAAGTGTCATGCGGTAAATGGCTAGTCAACACAGGAAATACAGAGGTTTCGCGACCGAGCGAATCGTGGCAGATTACCTATCATCTGTCTGGGAGTTTGCATCCGTTGGTCGTGGAAAGGGTAAAGACATTACTGGAGTTCCCTTTGACGCAGAAGTGAAAGCCAGAAAATCGTTTAACCCATTGGCAACGATCCGACAATACCAAGCACGCACAGCCATTTCGGGGGAATTGGGCTTTGCAATCTTGAGATTGAACGGACAAGGAACGAATGCAGAGGACTATGCCTGCATCATCCGGCTCGGTGACTTGCTACCATTGTTACAGCTTAAATACGGTCACTTAGACAAAGAGCCTACAGAAGCAGACATCGACCGTTGTACTGTCTGTGGGTCGTATAAGATCAGGAGATGTTTAACATGCCAGCCTATGACTACAAATGCACACGATGCAATCTCAGTCAAGAAGTCAATCATGGATGGCACAATCGACCAGTAGTTTTATGTAACTATTGTAATGAACCTATGAGCAAGATGATCACAGCTAATCCAATTCATTTCAAGGGCAAGGGCTGGGGCAAAGACTAACGACACGCCCAACGCAAGGTTGAGCCAATTAAGGCTCTGACCAGCACTTTTACCTGTAAGGAGTTAAAACATGCTTTACACATCTGGTACTCTCAGGGCTAGTGCCCATAAGGGGCACAGAGCGAGCCGCTCGCGGATAGCTCGCTCGGTAGCCATCGCTATTGGGATAACTCTATTATCACCAATGTCTGCTGCTAATACTGGGCAAATAGATGCCTTCAAATACAATCCTCGTAAATACATAAATGCCACAATGAATAAGACTGAGGCTAAGTGTATTAAGTTACTCATTAGTAAAGAATCAGCATGGAATCATAAAGCTATTGGTAATCTATCTGGTACTCATAGAGTCTATGGATTACTACAGATCAAGAACCCTATTGCTAAAGACATGAACCCTATGCAACAGATACAGTTACACATGAGATACTTAGATCATAGGTATGA